GATCATTAGCTGCTGCCATATGAACTCTTATATGCGCTTCATGATCTTGATACTTGAATGCTTTTACTGGCTCTTGTTTTAACATTGCCATGTTTTCTGTAACTGGGTCTGCAGGCTTAATATCATCTTGTAGTTTAATTATTGAACTTGCATCTTGTATTCCAAGAACCTCAAGCATTTGTCTGTGAAGCTTACCCATGTCGTAAAGTTGAGGTGCTTGCTGTGCAAGCTGTAGAGCTGCTTGGTACTGCATAACTCTTTGTGACATTGTTGCTGCGTTAGGATCAGATACTGGTATTACATCTATGCGATCGTCAAAGTCTTTTGTTCTAGAAAAGTCTCCTTCCATCTCATAAGCATATGTATCATCCATGTAATCCTTTATAACATTAGCAAGTAATCTTAGCTCATTCTTTAATGCTGCATGAAGTCTAGCCTGTACACCAGACATAACTTTCATTGACCTTTCCATCAAAGCAAGAGTTGTCCCAACAGGCGCTTGGGCGTTGATGTCCCCAACCTGTATATCGGCTACCGACCCTATTCTTCTTCCTTCGTCAACGATATTTCCAAGTAATTGGTACAATACTGATGACGGCTCTTTGTAAGGAATGAAAGTAATAGCGTCACGGATCGCACCACCCGGGACATCAACGTCACGGAATTCACCCGGCATGAGAGGCGAATCATCCCCTTTGATACGAAGACCCCTAGCTTTAAGACCAGCAGGCAGATTCGACAACGTACCGGCATCGATAAGTTGTCTGAGAATTGAGGTTGCACTTTTTGCAAGTCCTCCGATGAGGTGTATAAGTCCTGTACCGTAAAAGCCCAACCCGGGGAGATACCTGTAGTGGACAAAGTACTGTCTCTTTCTTTTCTTGTTGTCATCTTCGTAATAGTTCCTTCTTATGGATAATATCTCTCTGGATGATTTATCTATTGTGATAACGTAAGGTCTGGCTATACCGTCTTCTTCCTCAAACGGTTCTGGCATTTCCATTTCCACATGCATCTCAAGAAGAGTATGCCTGTCATCATCCTCAATAGTTGCAGATTCACCCTCTAATTCGTCATATTTTTCCTGTATATCTGAGAAATCTGGCTCTGGTTCCGGTAACTCTATTTCACGATAAAAGCCATTATTCATTAACTTTGCGATATCATTGTATGATTTTTTCATCACATGTGTGTATCTTTCACATGTCATAAGATCAGATGCGCCATATGAAACAACAAAGTCCTCTGCAGGTACAAACATTGCACAAGGCCTTTCCATGATTGGGTCATAATAAACTTTCTTAAAAGCTGAACCAGCTAATGGAAGTTTAAATAACATCTGTTCTGTTTCGTCACGGTATTCTGTCATCTCTTCAGTAAGAAGATAATTCATCTCATTCTCAACTCTAAGAGCCTGCTCTGTTTTTTCCACAGACATCTTGCCAAGTATCTTAGTTCTCACTGGGCCAGAAGCAGGGTATATCTCTCCCATAGCCTGTGCCTGAAATCTAACTATTGATTCTGTAAGTATTGGATGGAACACTCCTGATGAACCAGCCCAAGGTTGCTGTCTTTCTTCTATCTTCAATCCAAGTAAATCTAAACCCTTAACGTAACTCTTTGCCCATTCACTTCTTGATTGTTGGTCTGTTTGAAAATTACCAAGTAACTCACTAGCCATAGACTGCAAATCACTTTCATCTATTTCTTCTGCAAGGTTCCTGTCAAAATCACCTCCTGTAATTTCATCTACCTGCTCTCCAGTAAAATCTATTATCATTCCTCCATCTTCTGTTTCCACTGAAACAGCATCAGGGTTTTTGGCTGTAACCTCTTCAGGATTTACTATTTCTACATTTATATCTTCATCAATAACATCATCGTCAGCAGTAAATGGAATCATAGGTTTTTCAATAGCCATTCTAATTTCCTCTAGTAATATTCAACTGGTCTTCTATATTTCGGCTCATCATCCCAGTCATCCATAGTTGTTCTTATCCAGCCACCTTGCCTGAATCTTAACAGCGCTTGTGTGGTTGAGTCAACCAAGTCATCATGGTCTCCTGCTGGAAACGCTGCACATTCTTCAATAACTTCTTCCGCCCATCTTGTAGGTGGATACCAAACTACGCCACTTGCAAACAGATCAGTAACACCGTTTACCCTAGCTATCTTATCCTGTCCACGGCTTGGTGTAAACTCTGTAACTGGTATTCCCATAGCACGAAGCTCAAAAATCAAGGGTGAGCCTGCTGCTTTTGCCTCAACAATCATCTGATCTGGCTCAAATTCCCAGTATTTATCATAAGCTGCACGCTTTAATTCAGGAAATTCAAGCTTTTCTTTGTAAGAATCTATCAATATTAGGTTAGGTATCTCATTTCCGTCATCATCAGGGTGGTGAAAGATGCCCCACGTTGTGCAAGCACTATAATCCGCTCTTTGCGTTTTTAAGAAGGCTGTGTCCCATGATTGGATTATGGAGTCACATGGGGGTAAATCTTTTTTATCCCACTCCTGCCACCATTCACGCTTGATTAAAGCACCTTCTTCCGATGTAGGGTCCTGTTGGTACTGTGCATTCCACTTTGATACAGGTAATTCAGCTTTTAGTGCGTCTAATTCTGCACCGCTCCAAAATTCAGGCCATAATGGCTTGCCTGAAGGCATAATTGCAGGTAATTGTATGACTTCCCACTCATTTGAGCCTTCTCTTTCGGTAGATTTGTTAATTATTTGCCCTGTTAGGTCTCTTTTTGACCATCTTGTCATCACAAGTATGATTGCACCACCCGGTTGAAGTCTTTGACGGGGCCCAGAGGTGTACCATTCGTAAACTTTGTTATAAACTTCAGGATTATACTCACCCATTGTGGCTTCTTGCTCTGAATGTGGGTCATCAATGATAAGAATATCAGCACCTTTACCTGTAACGGCACCTCCAACACCTATCGCGAAGTAATCACCACGCTTATTTGTGTTCCATCTACCTGCGGCTTTACTATCTGTGGATAATTCTATGCCGGGAAATACATTTTGGAAGTCTTCGTTCTGTATTAAGTTACGAACCTTACGGCCAAAGCCAACTGACAGCTCTGCAGTGTGTGCTGTCTGGATAACTTTCTTATCTGGATACATTCCCAAGAACCATGCAGGAAATAAATAACTGGCAAACTCTGACTTGGTGTGACGGGGTGGCATATTTATTATCAATCTTTTTAATTCACCCCGGGCTACCCTCTCAAATGCCTCTGCCATAATCTCATGGTGCCTCCCATGAATAAATGAAGGCCACATCAAATTAACAAAAGGCAGAAACTCTTTTCGTGCCTGTTCCTTTTCCTGAATTTCACTAAGCTCTTCAACTAAAGCTAAAATCTCTTTTTGTTTCTCTGGAGAAAACTGGTCTAACTTCTTAGATGCCGATTTTATTATTTTAGATAGATCATTCATTTTCGTTTATGCATTCACTAGGCTTGTTATCAACAATCCTCTGAGCAAGATCAATCATCCATAAACATTCTTTTGTGTCTACAGCAGAAACAATGTGCAAAGACCTGTCACCATTGTCATCAGTAACCCATCCAATAACAACAGGCTCTTCTAGCTCAGGGTAATCTCCCTCAACCTCTTCTGAGAAAATATTTTGTTTTCTAAAGTCGTCTAGATTTATAACGTTGTCTGTCAATCGAAAAATCCCAACTAGTTATATAATACTAGTTATAACTAGTATTGTTATACTAGTATAAATAAACATATATACTAGTAATAACTAGTAGGGAACCCCCTAAATCAATTTTTTTTTACTTTTTTTTATTGGTTTTTACATATATGGGCATGTGGGGGCATTAGATTCTAGAAAAATATTAGGGGTGACCCCCTCTTGACAGAATTTATAATTTTAGTGTGCAACATAAACTACGCGCGTGCGTAGGGGGCGACCAACATACGGGGGTATACGGGGTAGGTGGGGTAGCTAGAAGTCGAAATTAACTTTTAGGGGAGGCGAAATTATACAAACTTCTAGGCTAATCACCTAGCAACTTTTGTAACTTATCTTTTAAATCTTGTTCTATTTCTTCAGTACTGCGATCAGCTTGTTTTGTTTCCATCTCAACCTTATCACTAAACATTGAAACAGTTTTACCTAACAACTCTAACGCTCTTATTCTACTCGATGCATTGTCAGCCTGATCAGCCTCTTCAGTTAACCTTTTCAATACATACTCTTCACGCCTGACCGCTCTCGTCAACTTATCTTCCTCTAATCTCTTTTGAATATCTTTAATCCTCTTGGATACCTTATGGTTAGCCATTAAAGCGGATGCCATACTCCAAATAGTTTTATCTAATGTGTTAGGGCTTACATTATAGACCGCTCTATAAGCATCGCTTGCAGTCTTTCCCTCTTCAGCTACAAGCCTCGCAAACTCTGACTGTTTTGCAGTTATTGGTTGTTCTTTTTGTCTTGTTGATTTGAACTCTTTTTGAGTGCCTCCAACTATTTTCAACTTTGGTTTTTTATCGTCTTTTTTGTCCGCCATAATTTTACTTCCTATTATTAAAAAATAAGCCACTCAGAAGTTAGCACCTCATTCACTTACTGTAAATATTTTCTCATTTCGTGAAACTATCTTTAATAGCCCATACAAGCCCATACAGAGATAAAAGGTGTTATAGGCTACGATATATCATAAAAGTTTGTTTCGCAGTTTTTGGCTTGGGGCTTACGTTACAGAGCATCATTAAAAAAAGATTAAAATAATTCAATTTATTTACAAGAAAAACAGTCTCTCAATCTTATTAATTATGAGTTCGGAAATTTTCTAAACTCATTCGTAATAGTTAGTACAACAACAAAAGAAAGCGAGACAATGAGAAAAAAACTTACAGTAAAAATAACATACGAAAACAAAATAAAAGAACTAGAGCAAGAAATACACGAAATCCTATTAGATCAGGAGATCGAAAACGACATAAAGCCAAGTGATATCAGATGCCCTTATTATGGATGCGGGGCAACATTCCCAAGTTCTATATTACATGATACTGAGTTTTGTCCTGAGTGTGAAGAGCCTTTTGATCATGACGATATCGAACTGCATCTAGAATAAAATATTTTGGGGGCAGTTTTTATTGCCCCCAAAAGTTTAATTTAACTTTTACAGAAGTTTAGAAAAAAAAGATTTGAACGTCAGCAACAGTTACAAGGAACATTTACAATTATTTACATTTATTTATATATTTGGGCTTGCATATACATTAGCCAATTGCTATATAAATAGTGCGACCAAGTCAGCCCCTATTTGGCAACCCGTTTGATGCGAACCACAAACATCCCGATCTGACCTACATGGGAAACTAGGCAGAATTAAAGATCGGCAAGAGTGAACCGCCCCCCACAATTCACAGAGATGATCTGAGCGATATGGACTGAACATAAGAAGTTTAAAATTAAACGGGTTTCTCAATAGTGGCTGACACTAACAAATCAATCAACAACTCAGGAGTACAATAATGTACAAGAAATTAAATCAAGACGAGATCAAGTTACTAAGGCTTTTAGCTGATGCTTATAACTTTGCAAATATCGCAGATGTTCATTCCTCATATGCTGAGGATGATGGATCAAGTGCTAAGTATAAAGGCAATTATGAAACAATGGAGATGGTCAACGAATTAAATCCTAGAATTGTTTCAAGTGTATGCAATCCAATATCTAAAGCGGTAACTTCCATAATTGGGGAAGAGTTACATGAGTATTGGATCAATGGATCAAATTACGATGTAGATGAGTTAATAAAAATAACAAATAGCGAGGGAGTTTAAACATGAGAAAATTATTATCAATTTTAGGAAGAAATTTATTTCCAAATTTAATAGATGGAGATGGATATATAATTTTGACTAAGCCTAAAAAATTATCTCAAGAAGAGTTCATTAATCTAATGTCCTCAAAATCAACTGCAACAAATGGAGTTTTATAATGCAGAAAAATATTATTCAAGACTATGCACTTTCAGACGATAGCATTAAGACAATAGCCTCTTCAGAGGTTTTAGTCTCAGGTCTCAAGGATACAAATAAAGAGAATGTCGCATCAATTAATGAGAGCAAAGTACAAGATCAGTATGTGCCTTTCATCGTTCATACTGCAAAGTTCCCAAGGACTGCAAGTGGTAACGTGGCAAAAGGTGTAACGGCTATCATGTATGATGACCTGATTAATCATTGCGGTTTGTCTAAGTCCTCAGCCAAGTTGCTCAAGGAAACATGTGTAAAATTCTGCGAGTATTTCAATGTACCAACTCAGGCAACACCTGAGTACGTCAGGAATATTTTATCTGACAATAACCTTGAAAAGCAGACAGACATTGTAGCTAAGGTCTCAGGTAAAAAAGAAGTAACTCTTGCTGAGAAGATTGCTAAAATGGTTTACGGCAAAGAGGTTACCAAAAAGATCGATGGTATTGAGCAAACTGTTTTCGTAGCGACAGATTTAAATATGGATGAGATCGAGGAGATCGAAAGCCATATGGCTGATATCAAGAGAGTTCGCATCGCAACTGACAAGGCTAATGAAAAGAAGTTGGCTGAGACTAACGAAGATAATCAAGAGACTAATGACGTTCTTGATGCTCTTACTGCCTAATCGAATGCACAAATTGAGACAGATCAAAGCGGTCTGTCTCTGCTTGTTCAATCGAGCAATAACAACAACTATCATGGAGTAGATATGAATAAAAATCAGGAAATAACTAAACACTTTGGCGGTCGAATTATACGAGGTGTTTTTAAAAAAATTGATGGCTCTCGCAGAAAATTTTGGGGAGTTCTCAAATATGAGGATAGGGATATTCCTAACCTCGTAACAGTCTACGATTTCAGAATAGCTGAGTATCGTAGATTTAGGCTAGATCAAGGTGCTATTACATTAAATAGCGGTAAGATTTGGTACAAATACAATAGCCATAATGGTGTAACTTTAAAAACTAGGAGTGCTTAAATGAGATTATCATTAGCAAAAAAGATCATTGTCGAGGGCATCAAAAAGAATGTTGCTCAAACTTCAACTAAGCCAATTACTTTCCATTTAGATGGTAGTATGGGAATTGGTAAAACTGCACTAGCAAAACAGATTGCTCAGGACTTGGGCTTTTACATGCAGAATATTGCACTTGCTCAGCTAGAGCCTACAGACATTGGCGGTATGAGAATGCCTCAGGGCGATAAGATGATTACTCTTCAGCCTGATTGGTATATAGATGCTGATCGCATGGCTCAGCTAGAGGCTGAGGGCTTTAAAGGTGTACTTTATTTCTTCGATGAGTTGCCTCAAAGCCCCGTACTTAACATGAATATATTCGCTCAAATTGCTGACGAATATAGAGTTGGAGAGTACAAGCTAGACAGAACAAAATGCTATGTAATGTCAGCGGGGAACAAGCTATCAGATAAGGCGGGGACTAATACAATGCCAAGCCACTTGATCGATAGACTTACGTTCCTAGAGATTGAGCCAAACCTCGAGGACACTTGCGGATACTTCGCTAAAAGCGGTGTTGATCACAGAGTTATATCGTGGTTGAGATTTCAGCCTGAGTTCTTGCATCAGTTTAAAGTTGGAGTGAATGCTTATCCAACTCCAAGGTCAATCGAGAGGTCAGCACAGATCATGAATTGGGACTTGGATGACGAGGCAATGGCTGAGGCTATCAGCGGTCAAATTGGTCGCCCCGCTTATGCAAACCTTAAAACTCATATGGATGTACATGACAAATGTCCTGACATTGATAAGCTGATCGCAAGCCCTGATACTGCTGAGATTGTTGAAGAGCCTGCGATTATGTATGCACTTTGTTCATCGTTATCAACTAAGGCTAACGATAAGAACATAGGCAACATTTTGAAATACCTCAAAAGATTACCTAATGAGGAGTTTCAAGCTTTTGTTCTTAAGGATGCATTATCTAGGGACAACAGTCTTAAGCAAAATAAAGATGTCAGATTGTGGGCATCTGCAAAGGGCAACGGGAAATATCTCGTTGCCTAGAAGTTAACTTTAACTTTTAGGAGTGCAAATATGCATGATTTACCAAGGAAGATCGCAAGATCAAAGGTCAGGCTTATGCTTGATAAACTTTCAAAAGGTTGGGGCTTTTATGCCTCAGTCCTTTATCAAATGCCAATGGTTGAGAAAAGTTCTCTTCCTACTATGGCAACTGACGGCAAAAGTATTTTCTATAATGCAGAATTTACTGATGCCTTATCTGAGGCTGAGTTGGATGGAGTTAAAGTTCATGAGGCTTACCATCGTATCCTAAAGCATCATTTAAGGATGGGCAAAAGAGATGCTGAGTTATGGAATATTGCATGTGATTATGCGATCAATCCAATAATAATTCAGTCAGGTCTTGTTCTTCCTGAGGGGGCTTTGATTGATGACAAGTTCAAAGGTATGTCAGCAGAAAAAATTTACGACCTACTGAAACAAGATCAGGGCGATGATGGAAACGGCGGTGGCGGTAGCGGTCAGCCTCAACCTCAGGAGTGGGGCAATGTTGAAGATCAGGGCGGTGGTATGTCTGAAGATCAGATCAAATCTGAAGAGGCAACAATCAATGCTCAGGTTGTTATGGCGGTCAACTCAATGAAGACTGAGGCGGGTAAACTTCCCGCTAACATCAAGGAAATCATTGACGAGATGAAGAGGTCTCAGATTGATTGGAAAGATGTACTTCGCAGATTTGTTGGCGGAGATCAGCCTGAGGGATATTCTTATCGCAGACCTAATCGCAGACAATGGTACTTAAACGAGGTTGTCACTCCCGTATCAAACAAGATCGGATGCGGAGACATTGTTGTTGGCATCGATACTAGCGGATCAGTTTCAAGTATTGAGTTATCCCACTTCTTGGGCGAGCTGAATGCTATCGCTGAAAGCTCAGGTGCTGAAAGTGTCACAATCATTACATGCGACTATGATGTTCAAGATGTTGTCAGGTATGAGAAAGGCGATCAGATTGAGGACATATCATGTAAAGGTCGAGGCGGTACAAGAGTAATGCCCGTCTTCGATTATATTGCTGAGAACAATATCAATGTCGATAACTTCATTTACTTTACTGACATGGGCATTGGCGATTATCCTCAGCAAGATGTTGGATATCCTATCCTTTGGGTATCAAGCGATATGAGAGGGGAAGAGGCTCCCATTGGAGAGACCACTTACCTCAAAGTAGCCTAACAAAACTAAGTTATCCACAAGCCCGCTAATTTGGGCTTGTGGTCAAATCATCAACTACTATCATTATTTGGAGTTACAATTATGAGTAAGAAAAGACAAAGTGCCATAAAGCACAAAGTTCATTTAAATATTATCAAAAACTTACAAACTTCTTTAAAAGATTTTGATCTTGATATTGCTGACGTTATGTCATCGATGTATCAGTACAGACAACATCCTTTATTTTGTAAGAAAAAAGCTGACAAGATGGAGCAATTAAAATCATATTTAGATTATGATCAGCAACAATCTATTAGCAATTTATCGACTATGCTTTCGTCTATAGTAGGATATAGAAAAGATCAAAAGAAAAATTCTATTCTCAATACTGAAGAGTTTAATAAGCAGTATGATGTTTACACTAAAGCAATACACTCGTCAAAAAATACTGCTTATGATTGGTGGAGAAAAAACCATCAAAGAACTCAGGCAAAAGTTATCTGCGAAAAGGATACACAAAAAGGTATCGAGCAAGATGTAAACAGTACATGGGGCGATAGAAAAATACATGTCCCGCCTTTGTGGTATCATAAGGTTTGGAAAAAAGGTTTGTCAGGTGTTGAGTATAAAGGCAGACCTCATTTTGTTATCGATGTAAAGCCTTATCCTATTGCTAGGTTAGAGCAAGACAATATCAAAATGTACAAAGCTGATGTCGTCAGTTCTAAGGGCGGTGTACTTTCATACATTGAAGACCTTTGGTTAGCATCATTTGAGACTAGCCCTTTTATTGTAGAAAAAAAAGGTGGTTCATTGTGGGATACTAAGCCCGCTGAGTGTATCGTTTCATTAAGCCCTGAGTTAAGACGAGCAGAGACTAACGTCTCTCAGAGAATAACAAATGGTGTTATTAATAATTTGTTAGATTAGGAGGTATCAAATGCAAATTAATTTAAATCAAAGCAATGTTAATCCAAGCGATTTAGTCGCTTGGGTTCATAAGGGGTATATGTATTGCCCCGTTCTAACTGTTGGAGATCAGATATTCAGCCATGAGATTGTTGACATGTCTGATCCTGATAAAGAGCCATTATTTTATGAGGGCAGTCTTCAAAAATTTATGGATCGTGATACGTTTATTGATTTTGTAGATTACATGATCAGAGCAACTAAATCAGGTCTGTAGAAGTTTAATTTAACTTTTGGGAGTTCAAAATGAAGTACAATTTCAAGCACTATCAAAATAGAATGTATCAAGATAATTATTTAAAAAATCTTTATTTAAAAATTATTTTCTTTTTATCAGTAATATTATCAATATTAATCATAGGAGTTTTATAATGACAGAGTTGGAGATAATTCAAAAATTAGATGGCATCATTGCTGATCTAATTAAGGATGGATTGCATGATATCGCAATCAATATTGAGATCGAAAAGCAAAAGGTCGCACAACAATTTAATCAAGCTGAATTTAATAGTCAGCAAATAGACTTGGAGGAATATCTATGAGTAAAATAAAATGGAAAGAACTTCAGCCTGAGAAAATTTCTTGGGCTGAGGCTATATTGGAGGTAGAGGGGTTAGTTAATGCTGAGATATCGCACCTGAGAAAAAAAGGTAACGATAACATTGCTGATCTACTTCTTAAATCAATGCATGTAATCAAGAGAGGATATTAAATGAATAAAGAATATCATTTAAAAAAATTAGATCGTCTTTATAAAGATTGGGTCTTGCATAGTAAATTTCATTTCATCCCAAAGCCTATGGAGATGGAAGAATTTATA